CGGTGTACTGCGTGCTCAAAAGTTATGCCGCGCTCGATACGGGAAAATCCTATCCTGGGCGCGATGCGATAGCCAAGCACGTCGGAATCTCGCTGGATACGGTCGACAGGGCGCTGACAAAGCTGGATGAAATGGGAATCGTTGCACGAAGGAAACTCGGGCGAAGCAATTCGTATGAACTGACGGAGCAAATACCGATGACCGCAGCAAATGGCGAGATCGCAATGCACGGCGAGGCGAAGTACATCCCGATGCAGTTTCAACAGGTTTTAGACCAGCTGAAGGCGTTCGCGGCGAGCGGGAGTATGCAGGGAGGTCTAGAGGTCAAGATCGTCTTAAACGCCAATTTCCTGACTGGCTCACATGCGACCGTGAACAACTACAATGCGCCGGCCGTCGTCGGAGTCGAAGTTACCCCCAAGAAGTCGGACTGAGTTATCCCATCTAAAGACTTTAAGATATATAGAATCTATATAGTGCCGCTGGCCAGCGGCGTATTCGCCTCGATAAGCCGCTCACCAGCGGCGCATCAGAAAACGATAGGCCGCTCGTCAGCGGCTAATCGAATGTTGTCCACAGCCAGTTATCCACAGAAACGGTGCGTAACCCTGTGTGCAATTTCAGAACGATAACTTCTAATTCGCAAACATGAAATCTTGGACCTACGCCGAATTGACCGAAAAGACCGAGCGCGAGATTCGGGGCGCCCTCAACGGTCCCGACAAGGAACTGGGGCGCACGTGGGCATGGGGCGCTTACATGCTGTGGCACAGCTTGACCTCTTTCGAGCCAGGATGGACCCAAGAGGATGACAATCGCCTAGCGAACACGATCCGGGAATTTCGATAAACTCTATTATGTCAAACGCCAAAAATAATCAGACATTTGCCACCGCGCCGGTTCTGCTGGCCCTGCTTGGCCTTGCGTTCAGCTTCTGGCTCGCCTACTACATCGGAGGCGGCTGAATCACTGAACGCGCAGCGCATCGATCTTGCATGCGGCTGTTGCCGTGCTGGTCGTGAAAATGGCATTGGCTACGCAGTACGCAGTGCCGGACGTGGAGATATTCACGTACACGATCGGCGTTGAGAAGCCACTTCCTTGACCGGCCGCCGTGTTGTTGTTGCTCAACTGGAAATACTGGTTAGCGGCGAGCGTGGCCGATGTCGTTGAGATGCCGCCGTATTGGGTTTGCATAACCGTGCTGCCGGCCGGCGTGAAAATGACCTGCGCCCACACCAGCCAGATCCCCGCGGTCAACGGAATGCTTGTTGCATTCACCGCCGTTCCGCTGGTGAGGGATACGCCGGATGCGTTAGCCGTCAGATGCTCGCCGACCTTGCCAGCCGCCGTCGTGGCGCCGTTGGTAACGCCTGCGATAACCGGAGTAGTGAGCGCGGGGCCGATATTGAACACTGCTACGCCGGTTCCTGTTTCATCGGACAGCACGCCGGCGAGCTGAGTGCTTGTCGTCGACGCGAACTGCGATAGGTTGCCGGTAGTGGCTGCGGGTGCTGCGAGATTCGCGCTATCCCAAGGTGTCGCACCGTTGAAAGTCGGGCGAACGGAGAACGTCTGCGCGGACGACCAGGTATTCGTGCCGTTCAGCAGCGGAACCGTTGCGCCGCTCGTCCCGGTGCTGGCTGTAGCCGCGGTCCCGAGTCCGAGATTGGTCCGTGCGGTTGAGGCGCTGACCAGATCGGACAGGTTGTTTGCCTTGGCTAAACCGCCGAGGCCGGACAGCGTAACAGTCGACCAAGCCGGCGCAGTCGTCGGGCCCGTCGAGGCGATCACCTGCCCCGAGGTCGAGCCGGCAGGACTGAGCAATTGGATAGGCGTCGTCGTGGCGCCGAATGCCAGTGCCGAGAAAAGCGCGAGCCCGCATACGAAGATTCGTTTCATTATTGGCTTCCTGATTGTGCAAGCAATTCAGTTTTTCGATCGCTTCCTGCGCTGCTGCCGAAGTAATAAGCAATGACTCCCGTCCATGCCGTTCCAAGCGACCCAAGCATCAGCATTAGAGCGTCGTGAGCGGCAGCCGGAAGCGGGTAGAACATCATCACGGCGAGGACACCGAAGAACCCGAGCGTGACGAATAAGGCCAAGAAAGGCGCCGTCATGCTCTTGGTGCTTATCTGCATTTGCCGCGCGCTTACCCGATCCTGAACGGATAAGCTAGCGAGCGTTTCGGAATTCTTGAATCCAGCCTCGGCCATTCGCGCGGCATAGTCCTGATCGGCTTTGCGCATCGCGGCAAGTTGCTCTGGTGTCGCGCCGCTGATCGCCGCGGCAACTGCGTTTTGGCGATCGTCCATTGACGTGTTAGGCGGCGTTGTGATGCCGAATACAGATTCAAGCGCCGTTACTGCGCCGCCCGCGAGCGGACCGCCAACTACTGAGGCGATCGTCGGCGCTAGTTTCGCCACCACGCCGAGCGCGTCTGACCATCCACTCATTTCAAGCCCCCGTGCGCATCATGTTTGCCAGGCGAAGCGCCCTGCCCGGTTTGTCGGGCGTGCCTATTCCGACGTCTTCGCGCGCCCACTTTGAATCAAGCATCTCGTCGGCGGCGATAGAGAACTTTCCTTGCCGCATTGCGATCAGCGCCTTCTTGAAGCCAAGCAAGCGGCCGATTCCCATGTTGAAGCACATGTTAGTGAGCACGCGCAGGCGTACATCGCTAAGATCCGTCCACCACGGCAAGTTGCGGTCGAGATCGTGAAAGACGTCTTCAAGATCGTCGTCGAGCAGGGAATTGACCTGAACATCATTGAGCGGGCAAGACCAGCCAGCCGGCATCGGCTTCGCTTGCAGGTTATGGCCGACGCCGACCGTATCGATACCCTTCGTGTCTTTGTAGACGGAGTATCGAACGCCCTCGTCGCGGCGCAGCTCGGCAATCAGCTTCTGAAGGTTTTCGTTGTTCATTTGCGAAACAACTTGTCGTAAATCAGAAAGACCGTTTGCAGGATGGTGTATAGGATCGTGATAACGACTAACCAGTCCTGCAGCCCATAACCAAGCAGCGTCGCGACAGTCGCCGATAACGGCGGTGCAGCCTTGGCTGCGCTTGCTGCCAAATCGTTCATTTCAATTCCCCGAGTGGTCTGTGTGTTTTATGTTTAGAAGGTCCGCGTAAAGCTTCCTGCTACTTCGATTACTGCGTTGGTGCCACCGGGATAGGCGTTCGCCACCGTGCGAACAGTGGCTACATTCCCGACGATGCTTACGACCAAGCCCGATCCCGTCAGCACGTTTTCGCGGCCATACCCCATACCGAAGGCGGCAGAGAACGGCAGCGTGAACGTGAACGTCTGTCCAGCCGTGCCGTTATTCGTGATCTGGAATTCAGCGTAAAACTCGACTTCCGAGTTCTTTTCCCGGTAGTACGCTGCGAGGGTCGAAACAGCGGTGAGCGTGCCAGTGCCGGCGCCCACAGTCGGAGTCCACGATAGATATCCAACGATCGGGTCTTGGCAGTAAGCCTCCGCGCTGTGGCCGGTCTTCTGAACGCGAACGGACGACTGGCCTTCGATCTTGTTCTGGAAGAACACGTTGTTCTGCGGGAATCCGCCTGCGCCGATCTGCGTCTCAAAGATGCCGTAGTTCAGTTTGCCGCCGCCAGTGTCTTCGACCGTGTTGTTTCGGACGATGTTGCCGGAGCACGTCGCGCCGTACAGGATCACGCCAGCGCCGCCGCCATTGACTGGCCCGAGCCCAAGCTGATTGCTGTCGATAATGATGTTGTCGGATGCCTCGCACTGGATGACAGACCAGCCCGACGTAGCATCAGCCGCGAAGGCGATGCCCGACTTCCCGCAACCGACGATTCGGTTCCCACGGTAGCGGATGCGGAAAATGCCGCCGCTGCCGTTGGCGCCGAGCGACATGCCGAAATCCTGCGACACGCCCGCGTCCCAGGTGAGCACGTTTCCGTACACGTCGCCATCTGACGCGCCATCGCCGCCGTAGGTGATACCCTCCTTCACGCTGTTGTGAACGCGATTGGAATACATCTGACCGTGAGTGACGAACTGCATCGTGATACCAAAGCCGCCAGCGTTCACAGATACGCAGTCGTGCATCTGGTGACGCGTGCCGAACTGCATGACGATCGCCGTGCTGCCCGTTGTTTCAACGTGGCAATTGCGGATGGTGTTCGTGCTGCCGCTCGATCCGTCAAAAAGAATCCCGACGTTCACAGCCTTCATGACCGTCACGCGCGCCGCGGTCGAGTGTGTCCAATTCGACGTGTAGATGCCGATGGAGCCGCCTTCCGGCATGTAGATGTCGTGAACGTAGTTGCGATCGCCCGGATTGCCGAAAATAGGAATCACGCCGGGGAAAGTCGCAACCAGCGCGATCATCTGGAGGCCGCCGATTTCAATGTTCGAACCGGACGTAACCCACCACGAAGAACCGGAGAAGCCGGGGATCGGCTTGACGATTGACGACACGCCCTCACCCAAGACAGCAGTATTCGACGGGATCGTGATCTGACCCATGACATACGTACCGGCCGGCACAATGACCTGACGCCCTTTGTTCACGGCAGCCTGGAATGCCGCCGTGCTGTCGATAACACCAAGGGGATCGGCGCCGAAATCAAGCACATTGACCGTGCTGATGCGGTTCGAAAGCTTGGAGCCGTCCGCGACCTTCGCATCCGTCACCGTGCCGTCAGAAGGCGCGCCAGTGACGCGCGTTGCGCCACCGCGGATATAGACGCTTTGCACTCCTACGGGAATGGGCGAAATGAACGCGAGCGACTGGCCGACGAGCGTGTATTGTTCCGGTCCTTGAAACGCGGAATCGAAGAACACTTCGATGTTCGATTTCGACAGGTACGAATTGGCGAGCGTCAGCGAGAGCGTAACACCCGGCGTAAAGCCTGCACCCGACACGAACGTCTCGACGGTTGCACTTGCCGCAAGCGCAGCAATGTCCGCCTGCGTCAGATAACGCCCATCGAGCACCGAGATAGGCAGCGCACGCGTCACGCCGTTCGCGTTGCTCCACATCGGCAACTTGTCATCGGAACTTACCGACGATGTAACGCAAAGATCCCCGATTGTGGACATTTTTAGCTCGTAGTGTGTTCAGCGATGGCGCCGTATTTGCCGGCGATCACATCGGTATAAATGACGACGCCGTATGGCATAACGTCGGTCGGCGTTGCCGTGAACTTCAGCGGCGACGCACCCAATGACGGAAAAACGATGTCGACAGCAATCGCCGTATGCGCAGCATCCACCCATCGAGGATTTGAGACGGACGTGTATTCCATCACGCGACCCTCACGTATTGCCAAACGTTGTTGAAGTTGGAGCCCGTCTGCGCCCACGTTCCAGGCAGCGTCGGCGGATTCACACCTGACGACGAGCCGACAGCGACAGAGCCGACGCCATTCGCCTGCTGATTCGACAGCAACGTCGCCTGCGTAACAGCCTGAGAGCCGTTGACAATAAGCGGCGCATTGGGAAGGTTGTACGTGTTCGGGCCGGCGCTATAAGAAAGGTCGCGATCACCAGCAGCGTTCAGGAAAACCGTGCCACCTTGCGCGTGCAGGTTCCCAGATGAATTGATGTCAGCCGCGGCCGTGATGCCCGAGGGAGTCGTGATCGAGCCGTTCGCACTGAAGACAATCCGGCTGAGTTCCGTTAAGCCATCTGCGGAAAGGTTGCGGAAGACATAGCCGCCAGCGCCGGAGCCGCGGTTATTGGCAAAGTACGTCGATCCGTCCGACCCATCATTCCACGTAACAAAAACACCCTGCGCGTTAAAGCCGGGGTTATTGCTGTTGATATGAATCCATGACGCCTTCAGGAAGTCACGATCGAGGTAATACCGCGAACCGTCGCTCCCGACGATGACGCTAGGGATGCTTTCGGGCGACGTAGTATCGGTCGGCTGGTAGACATACATGCCGAACCCAGACACCCACACCTGGTTACTAGACGAGCCGCTGCGAGCACGAAGCGCTGCGAGATCCGCTGCGCTCTGAACGCTGGAATTGCCGAGCGAAATAAGCGCCGGGTCAACTTCATTGAGGGAGGCATAGACGAGCCGCCCCGCTCCATCCAAAACAGTGATGGAGTAAGGAATCGGGCAAAACATGTGAACCTGCGCGCCGGCCGATACGGCGTGACCGTGTACCGTGCGGATAGGCTGTGCCAACGCGACAATCTCGTCTGCGTCGGAATACACCGTGACCGGGTAAGCAACTGGATCTAGACCGGGCTTGCCGATATAGATAGAACCGGATTCGAGCGGTTGCCCGTAGAGATCCGTAAAAAAAGGAAGCGCACGCGCCTCGCTAGTGGTTGCCATAGCAATCCCCCAAAGGTAAGCGAAGCGCCCCGAAGGGCGCCCGAGACACGTTGCTTACGTCTGGTTGAAGAGCATGATGCCGGCCATTTCAGGGTTCGTGACGCTGACCCCGTAGAACGCATCGACACGATACAGCGACTTGTACGTTTCGATGTGCGCCTGCTTGGTCATCACGATCTCGATGCCCTGGTCGGTCGTGCCGCGCATCACTGCGAGACCTTGATCCGACGGAACCGCGAGGCGACCCGGCAGGATTTCGACCGCTTCCTTCTTCCAGAAGCAGTTCACGCCCGAAGTGACCGTGTTGAGCCAGGTGATCGCTGCGCCCGCTGCCGGGGTTGCCGTCACGTTCTTGTACGCGAGTTCCGCGTCCGTCGCGCCCTGGCCCGAGATGATCGCCGGGGTGATCTGAACCGTACCCGTACCGCCTGCACCCGAAACGATGCCGACCACGCGGAAGGTCTTGAGCTGGCCGGTGTCAATCTTCGTGATCGGATGCACGTTGTTCACGCCTGCGATCGTGAATGCATCGCCGACCTTGACCGTGCCCGACGTGACAGTGATTGCCAGCGCCTGGATGCGGTTGTCGACGTTCGACTGCAGCGGGCCGCTCGGCGATGCTGCCAGAGCCTTCGGAACCGTGTACTGGTTCGCACCGTTCACCGTGACCGTCACGCCAGCAGCAGCAGCAAGGCGCGCGAGGTAGTCAGCCTTGAGCACGCGCTCGAAGCCTGCCACTTGGCGGCCGACCGTTGCCATTTCGTAGGCGGTTGCAGCCTTCTGGCCTTCGACCAGATATGCGCGGCTGGCGAGGTTGCCGGCCATTGCGTTGTAATCGCGTGAACCGAAGACCGAGTAACGGCCGTCGTAGTCGATGCCCGACTCATTCATCAGCGAATCAGCTTGCGCCAGATCGTCGAAGCCGGTTGCAGCAACCGTGCGCTTCACGACGAGCGAGCCGAGCGTCGAAACGGCGTTCACGACGTCGACGTTGATGTCGGAGGCGATCTTTTGCTTTGCAGCCGTGCCGAGGCGGTTTTCTTGCAGCGCGTCGCGCAGTTCGGTCGCATCCATCGTCCAGGGGGAGCTGCGGATCGTGTCGATTGCGGCCGGCACGGTCAGCTGCGTCTTGCCGACGAAGTTTGCGGTTTGATCTAGGCCCGAGAACGAACGGGCGATGTACGGCATCGGGCGGCGAATCATATCGCCAGCGCGGGCCATCATCGTTTGATCGTTCGAGAAGACGGTGACGGCTTTCGACATGACCAGTTGGTCGTTGAAGCCTTCGAGGAGGTTTTCGAATGCGATGCGCTCTTCTTTCGAGAACGAGTTCGCAGTCGAAAGGAACGGTGTTGCCGGAGGCTGTGCCATGATTGGTTATCCTAAATAAAACAACGAAAAGAAATGGCGGGTTCGCCACTGATTTCGCATCCAGCTAGGACTAACGCTCAAGGCGCCGATGGGGCTGAGATACGTTGATGCTTGCGATGTACCGGGCAAGGATTTATCTCATGCCCGATACATTTCGCTTTCCCGAATGGTACTACTTTACAAAAAGTGTAGCAACTACTGGATTACTTCTGCGCCATTTGCTTTTTATAAGCAACGACGCGCGAGTAATCGCCCGTGCGCTCGGCTTCTGCTCGCAGTTTGTCGAGTTGCGAGCTGGTCGCGTTGAAGCCAGTTCCGCGCTCTGCCGTCACGCGCGCTTCGGGCGCCGGCCGGGTTGTTTTCTTGGTAGCCAAGGAGATTTCCAGTTTCGCGACTGCGACGGTAAATTTGACGGGATCGGCGATCTTCGACAGTTCGATCAGCCGAGCAGGAGACTTCGAGAGCGCATAGACCAGCACCGCGGGATCGTCGGCGCCGCGCATCAGCAGACCAGCTTGCGTCTGGTTCAGGATCGAGCCGACTTCGGACTCGGCTTCTTCGAAGTCAGCCACGCCGAGCGATTCCTTGCGGGCGGCATAGGATTTCCGGAAGTTCTCGACCTCTTCCTGCTCCTTGCGCTGCGCGTCGAGCTTGGCGCGATCGGCCGCGTCTAGCTTGGCCTTCTGCTCCATCCAATTGTCATACGCCTCCGAGAACCGCGTTTCGTCGTAGTCGTACTGGTCGAGCGTCGGCTTGGCGGTGAGCGTCGGCGCAGGCTGCGGAAGCTTCGAGCGGATCTCTTCGAGTTCGCGCTGGAGCTCGCGCTTCTCGCGCATGATCTCTTTGTGACTCTTGCGCAGATCCGCGACCCACTTCGGCGCCGGCTGGCCCTTCAGCGATTGCGGCTCGCCTTCGGGCTGCTCGGCGCCGTCCGTCGACTCGGGCGCTTCCGATTCCTGGTCTTCGTCGTCAAATAACGCGGGCGCCGCGACTTCCTCGGGCTGCTCCTGTTCGAGTTCCGGCTGCTGCGTTTCGATCTCTTGGTCCATGCACTCACCCTCTGGTGGGAAAATTCAATGCCAGAAAGTATACAGTAGATGGAACTTTCAATGTGCAGGATGTATGCCTATAATGCACACCATGAAACGCACGAGCCTGTTCTTACCCGAACCCTTGCTAAAGCGGCTGAAGGAATTCGCCGAGCGGCATGACCTACACATCGCGGACATTGTTCGTCGCGCGATATTGAGATTCCTGGACGAAGAAGAATCCAAGGAGAAGAAATGATCCAACACGCCATATTCGGCGCCCTCGCCTGCGTGATCGGCTTTGCGTTCTTCGAAGCGTTCTGGCCGGCGATCTTGCGCGGCATCAAAGGCGTCCTGTTGTTTCCGCTGATACTCGCGGGCGACCTCTGGCGAAACGGGCCCGACGTGCTTAAGGCTGCGTTCTGGTGGCTGATGGCGTTCGCCGCAATTTCATTTCTCACACTTCATTTCTAATGCGCAATTTTCACGTAATCAAAGATGGCATGGACGTTGGCGCCCTCGCGCTCGCGATCTCGACAAACCCGGATCTGTGGAAGCCGGACACCTTCTTACGGAATTTCCAGCAGGGGCCGTTCGGCGATACCGATACGATCATGCTTCGCTTCCCGGAGATCAAAACCGGAATGAGTGAGGAAGAGATCGAGCTGTACAAGCAGAACAAGATTGCCGGCGTAGACCAGCACGAATCTATCGCCCGTCCTGCGTGGGATAAGCTTACCCAAGCGCACCCGTTCATATTTGATCTAGCACGGTTCACGCAAGCGACACGCATCGGCCGAGTGTTGATTAATCGCATTCGACCAGGCGGCCGGATCTACCCGCACGCGGACACCCCGGAGCAAACCTGCTATTGGAAGCGCTTCCATCTGGTGATTCAGGGTCAGCCAGGCGCCATCATCACGAGCGGAGACGAGACGTTGCAAATGCTGACCGGTCGCATGTTCCATTTCCGCAACGATCTGATGCACGAAGTGCGCAATGAGTCGTCGGTCGATCGGCTCAGCATGGTCATCGACCTGCGCGTGCAGTAAAATGGATGGAGGCGGTTTATTGCGCGTTGGTAGGGCAACGGCGATGAGTCGGAGGCGCGGGTTCGATTCCCGTATAAACCGCCGCACCAACACTCTCACACCTTGGCCCAATGGTTCACCGTGGGGATGATCCGCACATTCCTTGCGGCTTCGGCCGTGTTGCGTTTCCGCTCGGATACGTTCTTAAAATGCTCCATTGCGACCGATGTGTAACGCACGCTATCGGCGCAATGCGAATGCTCGTCGTGCTTCGGGTGCCCGGATTTTGCGCGCGTGTAGCGGCGCATGTGCTCAACCAAAATCGCGCAATCCGGCGAGTCTGAGACAAAAGCGTTTTTCAGCATATTGCGTGTCTTTTTAATGCCCGGCTCGACCCCGATTTCAGGAACAATTTCAACTTGCCACCCGAGATTTTCGACGCTTCGGCGCGTCGTCAGACCAGTTTGAACTGACCGCGCGTTGCCGTCGTGCGGAAGCCAGATAACCGCATCCTTCCGGCCAGTATCCTTCAGCCATTCGCAATAATGGTCGATCCCATAGTTGCTGTCCTCGTGGTAGCCAACTATGCGGGCGCCGCTAATGTCGGCCTGCGCGACCGTAACGGCCATCATGTCGTTGATGCCAAGGTCGAAGATCGCGTGAGTCCCGAGCGTCGGGTCCGCCAGAAGAGGCCGAATGCGGTTCTCGGTCACAAGCAAATGCATTTCTCGACGGTAGATTGCGCCTGCAACAGCCGACTTTGGAACGCCTTCCCAAACGTGGTCGTAATCGTCCGGGTCGTCTTGTTTCGATCGAAGCCGCTCTGCTTCCATCGCCGCGTTCCAGAACGGGTTCCGATCCCAGTTCACCTCGACGATCCGCGCGTTATGCGGTCGCTTCTGAATGAATGCGGTATAGACGTAATCGGTGTCTAGCTCCGGGTTCATGCTGAACCAGATTTCTGACGTGTCTTTCCGTATCGTCGGCAGAAAAAGCTGAAGCGATTCCTTCGACAGAGCCTGCGCCTCTTCGCCCCAAGCTATATCGATGTCATTCAGGGATTTGATCGAGTCGGCCGTTTCATCACTCAACCCCCGGAAAATGAACTTGCTGCCATTCTGGCCAACGATTTCCTTTTTCAGGATCGTGAAGAATCCTTCGAGCCCGCAGTCTTTAATGCGCTGCTCGATGATCGCCTTTACCGACTCGTCGATCGATTCCTGAATTTCCCGGAAGCACAGAATACGCAGCGGTTCGGCCGCGGCGCGGATCACAAGCGCTGTCGCGCAGGCCATCGACTTACCAGACCCGCGCCCACCGTGGAAGATGGTGTAGCGCGGGCCTTGGCTAAGTAGGCACTCGGCCCAATCAGGAAGCGAGATTTCGCTCAATGGCCCACCGCAGGACGGTTAGAGACATGGACCGGAGCCTGTGCGGCTGCCGGCGCATTGCCCGCGGTCAACGCCTGCGCGGTCGGATCGACCTGTTGCGTACCGTGAAGCGCGTTGACACCCGGCGACGGCGCCGCGACACCAGACGAGATCGCCTGGTTCACCTTGCCGTCCATCGGGCTTTGCGGCTGATCCTGATTCACCTGGCCCGCTTGCTGGTTGACGCGATCTTGGATGCCTTGCAGCATCTGCATGATCGTCGACAACTGGCTGGCGTTCGTGTTTGAGATCGACTCGGCAGCCTTCGCCTGGTTGAGTTCGGCCGTCGACAGAGCCTGCACAGCCGATGCTTCGCTTTGCGTGGCGCTCGCTGCATCCTTGCGCGCCTGAGCCAGCAGAGCGACCGTCTGAGCGTCGGGCGGTGCGTTTGCTGCCTCTTGCTGCTCGGCTTGCAACTGCTGTGCTTCTTCGTCGTTCGGCTTGACGACGCCAGCCTTGACGAGCTGCATACGCGCGAACTTGGAAAGGTCTTCCATGCCCTCGCCGTCCAGATTGCGGACCAGCGTTGCGACCATCAGTTGTTGCATCTGCGGATCAACGATGCCCGGCAGGATCTTGGCGATTGCGTTGACGGTCGAATCCTTGCGGCTGTTGAACGCCGGGCCCACATCAACGAACACATCAAGTCCGGGCGTGAACGCGCGGGCGATCGTCGGCTTGCCTTCGTCGTCGATCGACGGGACATTGATCGACGTCGATTCGGGCGATCCATCCTCGCCATTGGCGGAAAACTTGCGATTGTCTTCGGTGTAGATGTCGCACGCCATCGACAGGTAAATCTTGCCGCAGCGCTGCATCGCGCGCGACATGTTGTCGATGAAGATGTAGACCTGCATGTCCTGATGCGCCTGCACACGACTCACCAGCGCATCAGACGTGTTGGACGTTACCTGACCGGCTGCCAGATCGCCGCCCGTCACGTCGAGCATGTCGGCTGCCGTGATCTGCACGAGGCCAGCCAGCGCGGGCGGAACGTCCGGCTGCTTGATGTAGCCAACAGGCGGGGCGATCGTCTGCGAGCCGTCGGCGCCCGTCACCGGGTTGATGAGCAGATACGGATTGTTCGCAACGAGATCGCCAGCCCATGTCAGCTCATGCCCTGCGACCTGCTCGGGAGTGAAAATAGGCTTCTCGCGCGGCGTAAATGCCGTAATGTCCGCGAGCGTCGAGATCTGCATGTTGTACAGGCGCTGCGAGTCCTTCGCGAGGCGCACTGCACCTTGGACGCGTTCGATGCCGTCGATCACCTGGCGGATACCGTAGACGACGACGATCGGGATCTCAGTGCCAGCGATGTAGCCACAGTCCTTCAGGATGCCGCAGCCGTCCATGAAGTACTTGTGTACCTTCTTGCTGTTGCGCTTGCCGCTGCGAACCTTGATATAGCCGATCGAGGCGTAATGCTGCTCCTGCTCTTCCGCATCCTCGCGCCCTTCTGCATCGAGCCCGGCATAGACTTTCTGCTCCACGCCCGAATGCGGTTCGCGCCAGACCGAGTACTTCTCGACCTTCTGCTCGACCTCGTAATATTCGCCGATGTAGACGGAATCGTTCGTGAACCAATCGAACTGCTTCAGCGAGCGAACCGCCTTGAAACTGGTCGGGCGCTCGGTCAGCTCCACCTCGTCGCCGAGATATTCGGTCGTGTAGGTATCCCAACTAATTGGGTTAAGCACAGTGCACCACTTGGCATCTGACTTGTCGAGCTTGCGGCTGTCCGGATCGAAGAAGACGGAAATGTCAGCGTCAGGGATCGGCTCGAAGCAGATCCGCTGCGGCGTGTCGTCGTCCAGATCCGTTTCCGCGCGGTGATCGTAGTCGTTCGTCAGGCGCCAGGCGCCCATGCCGCCCGCGACCGCTTCGTCGAATGCCGACACATAGACGTCCTGCGCGCTGCTGTACTGCTCGTCGGAGCGGTAGACAATGCGCAGCGCGTCGAGATCATCCTGCCGGCTGTCGTCTTCGCTCGACCGAAAGTTGACCGTCATCGCATTAGCGCGGTACTCGGAGACGATGCGCCGAACGGCTTTCTGCACCTTGTTGACGACGAAGCGCGGCCGGTTGTTGAACTGCGCGCCTAGACCGCCTTCCCACTGAGCCGCGTCGACATAGGCAAAGCGCCGGTCTTCGAGCGAGGCGAGCCGAATTTGCTGTTGCGGGCCGTAGGCGCGATCGAACCGGGCCGTCGCGCGGTCCCAAACCTTGCCGTGCCGTTCTTCTTTGGTCAAAGCCATTTGGCGTGTTTCCTTTCGATTTCTTCGAAGCCGCGCCGCTCAAACAGAGCACGCGCGGGGAATGCGACCTTTTCGCCGGCCATAAAGCACTTGACGCCTCGGCGCTTCAGTTCGTTTTCAGTTGCCTCAAACAGAGCCAGTCCGTACATCAGCCCGCGCAGGCCGGGCTCGACAAAGAAGATGTCGCCGATTCCTTCCAGGCAGTCGCCGTAATGGATGCTCGGCCGCACGAACACGACGAAGTAAGCGACGATCCGCCCGTCCAAGCGGCCGATCATCATCGTCAGTTGATCTGCGTCCTGCATCGCGCGGTAGAGGCCGACATTCGGCTTCAGGTCATATCCCTGTTGCTTGTGCAGGCTGATCTCGTCGTAGTGCTTGCGCAGAAGCGGCAGCAGTTCGTCGTAGACATCCTGGAACCGCTCGACGGAGAAAACTGGCTTTGTCATTTGGAGTCCTAACGACGACCGTTAAATTGATTCGCTGCGGCAGCCCCTGCGGCGTAGCCCGCTCGTTGCGACAGTTGCTCAACGAACAGACGGCGCGCGGCGAGAGAGTCATAGTTCCGTAGCGCTGCGGCCAATAGTTTACCGTTCGACAATAGCTTTGCGGCGTTCTCGGTCGTGATGGACGAGACCTTTTGCGTGATCGTGCGCGTGAGTGCGCCAGTGATCGCCCCTGCTGCCGCACCGCCGATCGTCCCGAGCGGACCCATTGCCGTACCGACTCC